CATTAAACTTGGTGCCGAATGTCTGGTTCGAACAGACGACCTATCGCTTACAAGGCGATTGCACTACCACTGTGCTAATTCGGCTAACTAAAAATATTTATATCCTTATGTTTTAACAGGATATCAATCTCGGCAGGAAGATGCAAAGTAACTTACATCATCTTTCCAAATTTGTTCTACAAGTGATCTAGTCCTTGCAGTGTGTAACGATTCTGAATGAGAACGAGGATGCTGTTTAGCATGTGATAAGTCTTCTACATCAATATCAAACTTTTTCCACATACTTTTCCAATCCGTATGTAAATCTCTAAAACTTAATACATGTAAGGGATGATCCGTAGGCCAATACGCCAGTTGACTGCGCCATCCTTTAACTATTACTCCTTCAGGCATATCAATTTCTATTTTTTTTCTACCCTCTTCATCTGCAATCATGTCTACAAAATATTCAAATCCTTTGTTCCACTCTTCTAGAGTAAACAACATGTCGGCCGGAACAGGAGGACCATCATCTATGGGAAGTCCGTAGTGGTCTTCCATTTTAATTATTCTGCCAAATTCTAAGTATAAACTTTCTATTCTGTCCCAGGGATTTCTAAAAACAGTAAATGCAAAAGTTGGCATTTGAGTTTCAGGTTTAGGAACATCGTCCCATGCCTGATGTGTCCATTCTATAACATGAGCATATGTACTCTGCATCCAATCTCCAATGCTAGTACCTGCGGTCTTTATAGGATGAATAAATCTTATTTGTTGATTAATTCTATGATCCCATGCTTGATACATATTAACTCCTTTGTTTGGCGGAGTAGACGGGACTCGAACCCGCGACCCCCGGCGTGACAGGCCAGTGCGCTAACCAACTGCGCTACTACTCCAATTTGGCGGTGCGACTGAGACTCGAACTCAGAACCCGGCTTTCACCAAGCGACGGATTAGCAATCCGCTCTAATACCATTATAGGACCGCACCATATTAAAACACACTAACAACTACCAGAAACGACTATGTCTACTCGGTTCGGTCAATGTGTTTTAATATGGTGGAGTATCCTGGGATCGAACCAGGCGTGCCATAGGCGGCGGATTTACAGTCCACTGCATCACCGTTGATGCTTCTACTCCAAATTGTCTACTTAATTTTTAAAGAACGTTTTTACTAATTGCTTAGTATGTGTCTATTATAGCATCTGATGCTAACAATGTCAATACCTATAGCCCTTAAAATTACCACTTCGACGACTTTTTTCATCGTGACAATGACCGCATAATTCTTCACAATTTTCTGTAGTATTATTCATATGATCACCGTCTTTATGATCGATATGCGTTTTAATTCTACCATTATATTTTTTTACTAGTTTCCAATCGGTGAAACATTTAAAACCTAAATGTCCATCTATATTGTTACACTTACCTGTTTTAAAAGGTGTAACACCTGCACGATGCGGATGTTTACCATAACTGGCACCTTGACAATGACTACAGTGTGGCCTCCAACGTTTTCCGTCAGTGGCAACAAGTTTATCACAGCCATAATTTATGCAAGTTGGCCTTACTACAGGAGGATATCCAATTATTTCAAAAAAACTGTTTTTTGTGGAAGTGTCTTCAAATAACTCTGCGAACATATTGATCTTCATGTTTTTCTTTCATTGGTTAAACATGACTCAATTGTATTTGCAATTGGCTGGACAGTCAACGACTTTTTTTAATTGTTGCAATTCTGCAACGTATATGGCGGAAAGCAGAGGAGTCGAACCCCATCCCATTTCTGAGAACCCAGTTTTCAAGGCTGGTCGGCGGACCATCCCACCTGCATTACTTTCCATGTTTGGTACCCCAGGTGGGAGTCGAACCCACATTAAAATTTCTCCTTTTGAGAGAGACGACTTTGCCAATTTGTCTACTGGGGCATTGATTGGTGCAACCTCCAGGGATCGAACCTGGTTCAATGGCTCTTCAGACCACCGCTATGACCACATCAGCTAAAGTTGCATTGGTACCAGCGGAGGGAATCGAACCCTCTCAAGAACGCTAATCTGGCGCTAAAAGGTTTATAAAACCTCTCTGACTACCAAGTCTCACTGGCAAAAAAACTCTACAGCATCGACTATGTCAAACGAGTAGAGCCATGTTTGGGGTAACGTATGGGATTCGAACCCATTCTAACGGAATCACAATCCGTGGTGCTGACCGTTAACACTAACGTCACCGTTGTTGGCCGGTCCGGAGAGATTCGAACTCCCGACAGCTGGTTTCGAAGACCAGAACTCTTCCACTGAGCTACGGACCGTAATAAATAACCCTATGTATATTCGAATTAAATTTATTTCTAAAAAATCTATATATATCAAATTATTTGATAATTCTGCAACTAGAAAATGGTTTGAAAAATTTTCTAGTTGCAGATTTGATAGGGCATCTATGGTTAATAATATACATAATCAACCGGACATAATCAATATAGACGAGTTGCCATATACATTAAGTAACATAAATTCTAGTTGGGACAATATTAAATTAACATTACAAAAATTGAAAGATATTGGATTCAATACAGACTTGTTTGATTTACCTGAATACTTTAATTTTGATCAAAAATTATTGAATCAATTGCACAGATTTTTTACATATAATGTATTGTGGTACCATGATGAAGATAATATCAATAATCCATTTGATCCAAATTTTAAAATCAAATGTACAAGTTACCAAGATTGGCATGGCTTATTGAATCAAATTAACGAATCAGTTCATAATTTAGAACAATATACACAGGTTGTTAATCGTAATATCTTAAAAGGATATCCGTTGACATTTTTACAAGTTATAATGAATTCTACACCAACTGATAATTCGTGGATTGATTTTAATTTAGAAGAACAACAAGAAAATTACAAATATCAAATATACAAAAAGAAATTTAAAAAACCGTTAGTTCTCCTTGATAGTTCTATACTTGGTAAATCATATTTACAATCTTTTCTTGACAACGATGATCCTGCATGTGTAGATTGCACAGGGCGGATTGGCTCGCATGGCAATTTTCATATAGATGTTGATAATAACCTAAGTGATTTAAATCAAAAGTTGAAGATGTAATATTTTTACAAAAGTTACCTGGCTTATTTCAAAGATAGGGATGATATCTATTTCTGTAATTTTTGGTACCGCAAAGAAGTCGAACTCCCAATAGTTGGGGTCCAAGATCAGAACTATTCCATTGAGCTACGGACCGTTATTTTTCATTTAATCTACGATTACGTCTTGCAGCCGCAAGTGTAAAAACTTTTTCGTTGTCGTTGGACCAATCTTCGGGAACCGCCACACCATTAATAGTGTGGGGTTCTTGCTCATCGTATAACCAACCCAAGGCTCTCATCATGCGATGTTTGACTAACAGGTTGGGACTGCGGAATGCCTCGGTATCTCTAAAGCCTAGCATAACACCAATTTCGCACACTGCTCCGCTGCGACAAACGCCAGCATGACAATGCACAACAACATCCATGCGATTCTCTAATGCGTGTTGCAACAATCGAACCAGCTCGTTGGCCTGCTCTTGGCTGCAACGAAATGCTTCGTCGATAGTAAAATCGTTGGCTTCAATGTCTAAAAATTCAAACTGATGAACTTCTTTAAACTTGTGCTTGGGTTTAGGGAACTCCATTTCGGGATCCACAATTTGAATCAGCATTGAGTTTTCACCCACTGCCACGTGATGTCCTTTTGGGATATCACCAAGTGCTACATTTTGTATCCACGGCATATATTTCTCCTTTTTTGGCAGGGGATAGAAGAATCGAACTTCTAATAACGGAATCAAAATCCGCGGTTATACCATTTAACTAATCCCCAACAATTTGGTGGTAATGGCTGGACTCGAACCAGCGATAGACTGCGTATGAAGCAGTTGCATTAGCCACTATGCTACATTACCATATAAAAACACACTTAACACTTTTCTCAACGGTGGTGTGCTGTCCTTACTACTCTCGACTATGTGAGAGATAAATGTGTTTTTATATGGTAGGGGCACAGAGAATCGAACTCTGATTAATAGGTTAAAAGCCTACTACTTTACCGTTAAGTTATACCCCCGACATCTTATCACTCTTGTCACTTGTCATGACAGATCTCCTTTTAAAAAATTGGTAGCCTATCTTGGGAACGATCCAAGGACCCCCGCCTTATCAAGACGGTGCTCTACCACTGAGCTAATAGGCTGTATTGAATTTGTAAGTAGTTGCGCCCCTCTCATCGCAACCATTTTCCCTTGATACAAAGCCGGCAGGGTCAGGATACGTTACTTGGGATACCGGTCCAGTTTAGTCGCCTCAATGGACCTAGTGGGTGTCGAACCCATCACCTTCTACTGTTTCAGTCCTTCGAAGAAACCTAGACAGCGTGACTTTCTCTTGCTAACACTTACAAAACTTGGCGGAAGCGGTGAGATTCGAACTCACGGTGCCTTTCGACACGACAGTTTTCAAGACTGTTGCAATAAACCGGACTCTGCCACGCTTCCATTAATTGGCGTACCCCCAGGGACTCGAACCCCGACGAACAGTTTTGGAGACTGTGATGCTGCCATTACATTAGGGATACATTGGAGTGTCGGGTGAGATTTGAACTCACGGTTTTACGGATTTGCAATCCGTTGCAATGGGCCACTCTGCCACCGACACATAACTGGTACTCGGTAGGGGAATCGAACCCCTCTTCCTGCCGTGAAAGGGCAGTGTCCTAGACCGATAGACGAACCGAGCAAATTTGGCGGACTGGACGGGACTCGAACCCGCGAC